ACCAAAATTAATAACATATCCTGGCATCAGATTTACTTCATCTGTAATAATTCTAAATCTATCTAAATACCTTTTCAAATTCTGATGAATGATATTAGGGGTTGATACTAAATACTTATTAATATCATATGATAAGGTATATACATCAATTGTAGGGATTTGATCACCTCCACCTAACAATGCTGCTATCTCTTCTTGAGATAACATTCCGTTTTCATCTACATCAGCTGAAGCGAGTATATCCCCTAAACTCTGCCTTTCTACATATACCTTTGCTACATTCCCAAACTTAGCTGGCATTTGAAGGATTCTCGCTTCATAGTCTTCTCTAGTAACACACCTTCGCTGCGATGAAAAATGTGCTTTGGCTCTATGTCTTATTTCATCTATAGACTCCTGATCAGAACCACCTCGTGCAGGTTCTTCATTTGTTACTGAAATATTCGATGATTGTGCTCCTGCATAATCATGAGTCGTTAAGTCACTCCTCGCAACATTTGCTGATACTCCACCACCAACTCTATACGTAACAGTAAGTACAGTGTGCATTGGTGTTTCACCTAATGTCGAATATTCATCTCCTAATGTAGAATCAATGGCATCTACTAAATTTTGGGTTACGCCAGGGATTGTTATTCCTATCTGCTCAGTTTGCATAAAGTTTTGCGGGACTGTTTGACCACTTCTCAATAGCCCGTTACCAAATACAAGTGTTGTAGTGTTATCGTCATTGATTTCTGTAATAAACCGTTTATCTGTTCTAATAAATTCTAGTGTATAAGGAACCGGTAAAGTTTCAGTACCCCCCGCTAAATTAGTATAAGCTGTATTTCTATTAGTATCATCAGAATAATGAGTTTCAATTGGAACTCTATCCTGTGCTAAATAATCAACTTCATACCATTGATTACCATTTGAATCGTATACTGAAACGATATCAACTACATTCGTATCGGATAATGTAAGTTCCTTAAATTTTGAAGGAGCCCCGACAGTAAATGTTTTTGTTTTTGTTTCAGCTGAAATAGCTTTAACTCTCCTTGTTATTGTAAATTCACTTGCTACTCCACTTTCCGCATAATCAGTTACTTCAGGTTCAATATTATCCGCATCGACACCAGAACCACTTACCTTAAAATCTACAACATCGAGTGTTTCAAAAATAGTATCTGAATCAAATGTTGATGTTATTTGCATGCCTTTATCAATAGTAACAGCTTCAGTGTAATCAGCTTGAGGATTATCTGTATCTCCATCAGTACCAACAACCTGTTTAACAGTTAATGTTACATATGATGGAATAATAGGTTTAACTTTATATCCTAACATCTTCGCTATATTAATAACATTACGCTTTTCTTCAGCTAAAGGTAATAACATTTCTTGATATTGCTGATCAATGTAAAATGATAACACATCTCCTACATATGCCGACATTTCAATTAACATCATTCCCGGTGACGTTTCATTAAAGTCCTTATATGTTGTTGGGAAATACGACTTAGCATATTCCATAAGATTGTTCTTCAAGCCAGCAAAATCTTTATTTATGTAGTTTACATTTGTTTCTTTGAAATCTTTTTGTTTATAAGCCATTATATTATTCTCCTACTTCAACTTGTACTGAAGCGTGTGTATTTGGATCTTTCGTTATGTTAAATGTTATATTAATTAGTATCTTGTTTTTTCCTACTGCGTCTGTATCATTAGCATCGATATCTAATGCTGTTATATCAACAAATGGTAACCAATAATCAAACGTATTAACTATTTCATTTTCAATTGCTATTCGAGTATCATCAGTATATTGTTCAAATAAGAATTGTCTTAGATTTATTCCAAGATTAGGTTGCATCAACCGTTCACCCCTATGAGTATTTAACAACATCTTAATATTATTCTTTACCGCATCAATTGTAGTTGACGTTGATGAAAAATAACCCTCAACGCCTTCTGATTTGTTAAATGGATAATCAATTCCAATAAATGTATTGGTCTCCCTATCAGCAATGAACGGTAATTTTGTTGTATCTTTGATTGCCATTATTATTATCTCCCTACAATCTTATCTGGATCTAACTTTACTTTTGTAAAGTCGTTGAACTCTTCGGCGGTATCGCTTCCCCTTATTTTTCTCGATGGTCTACCAACATAAGCATGTCCTGATGAGATCAATAATCCACCCTGACCTCCTGTCTTCTTTATTTTCAATTTAGGAATCAATACTCCCGACTTACCTTGTGCTACCGTTCCAGGGCCGGCTGGAGTCGCAACAGTAACAGATGGTAATACATCAGCCGTTAATGGAGCTGCAGTTGATATCTCTTCAATATCTAATGAAGCTTTTAGTTCTGTTATTGTAAATGTTTGTTTAGTTAGAAAATCAATAATGGCATCTGTTATATCCCTTGCCAACTGTGGAATATTTCCCAAGTCATCTTTAGCTCCCGAGGAGTCAATAAATGCTTGCTTAATTTGTTTTTCTAATCCACCTTTAGACGCCATATCATCTTCTCTGCCTTGATTTCTCTTTTGATAGTTTCAATAATTCACTATAATCTTTTGATAAAGCTTTTGTAATATGATCAGGTACGGATTCCGGGCTTACCCCCATTGACGCAACCATTTGTTCTCCAGAGACTTTACCGGAAGCCCCATTACTCATATCCTTATATTGATTAGCTAGAATCGATCCTATGGAATCAGATGTATAAACCTTATCGCCCATATTTCTCCATTCATCACTATTTGCAGTTTCGTTTAGCACTTCATTGAGCACCTTATTAGATGAAAACTTTTTCTCTACTGCTGGCTCCATACTACTAACATTGACTTCAGGTGACTGTACTGTAGCGGGCTTCCTTAATTCTGTAATTACTTCCTGAATAGCCATTGCAACTTCTTCTCTAACTATCTTTCTCACCATTACTTTTAACTCTGATCTTTTCATGTTATTCTCCTATAACTCTAATTAATTTCAATGAAATGTTTTGAACTAACAAAATCTGTTGTATTCTTAGATAAAGCCTTTTTGATATTCTGGAGCTTTACCTGTAAACTTCCTGGAGGACCATTCTGCGTTCCTAATGGTACTGGGGCTCCCTGGCAGTGCCCATTTGCATTCAATAATATATCGACTAGCTCTTCCAGCAAAGCTCTCAAATTTTCTCCTAATACTAAACCCTGCTCTGATTCCTTTGCCTGCTTCCCTATATAAATATTAGTAGATTCAAAAACTGTCTCAACATTAGATGAGAATGTTATTGATTCCCCAGCTCCTATATGTACGTGCTTAAATGCTGATAGGAATAAACTATCTTTTTTCGAATTAATAATAATCCTATCAGATGTCTGTATAAGCTGAGGTGCATCGTATTTATAAATCAAATCAGTAGCCGAATCTCCACCATTTACATTTGAAACTAAATCAGACATTAATTTAGTTGGCTTTTCAACTGTATCAGAAGCCAATACAAATGGATTATCGACTATAGTATCATTTTCAAGCTTACTATCCTTTGGAAAATGTTGATGTATAGTACCCCTGCTAAACATACCAATTAAGCTTCCATCAGTCATGCTTTCAGTCCTATTCAAATAATTTCTTCCATTCGATATAATGAGATATGGATTCACATCTCTACTTCCAATACGAATACTATTACCGTGACGCCCCTCATGAACCATATCACCGTGAATATCATTATAGTTTTTCTTATCACCGCGGGGATTATCTAGTTCTTCATTATACGTTTTCTGGAGTCTCGTGTATTTAGGATCTCTAATAAAGTTTTCTGATATTCCAACTACTTCGCTTGCAGTAGCTTTCTTCGAATAATCAGATCGAGTAGACCCCTTATATAAATGATCAATGTTAAACGTTGGACTCCCTTCTGTATTAAGCGGCCCTAAATAATATTGAATTCCACCAATAGTACATAATAATACAGGATCACCTGCAACTGGAACATCAACACTACCTCTCAATAACGGTACATATCTATTTTCCTCATCCCCCAATCCAACATGTTTTAACTTTTGAGAATAATGTGGTTGCGCTAAAATACTATTAGTAATTCCCTTTATTCCCGATTCAGTACTTGTTGAAACAGAGATAACAATACCAGGAACAAATTGTAAATAAACAGGTAACGGTTTCTTCGTTCCAAATAATGATGTTTGATCAAATGTTTCTGGTAATGTAATAATAGTTGAGCCCATATCCTATCCCTCTACAACTCCTGTATATCTTTCTTTTACTTTATCCATATCATCACTTTCTTTTTGAATACTATCAGCAGCATCCTGTAAAGTTTGTATTAGATCTTCTTTTTCCTGGTCAGTTAATCCAATACTATCATCGTCAGAACCAGATATCGATTTAGTAATTATTCTCTGTAAAACACTTGCTAGTTTAACAAGGTGTTCATCGTTCTTTACTGATACTTCTAACATTTCCTTAACTATAGGAGCTACTATAATAACATCATCAATAGTCTTAATAAAGTTATTTATCTCATTAATAAGAATATCAATTTGTTTTTTCTTATTAACAGAATTTTCATAAATATCTTTAGTTAAGTCCTGAAATGTTTTTCCTGTAAATATTTCTTGATTGTTTTTGTCCATATCGATTCTCTTTTAGTTTGAAATAAACTGATTCATATATAAATATGAAATCTACAAAAAAATAACAAAACAATAAATAATTGAAAAAAATATTTCTTTTTTTTTCAAAAAACCTGTTGCCCCGCATTGGATTTGTTTGTATATTTAATCGTGGAAAGAAGGATAATAATTAAGTTAAACAAAGAAACAAAAAAAGGAAATCTCATATATGCAAATAAATAAACTTGAAAAATCAATGATAGGGACTGTAGTTTCTGTCAGTAAACCAAATCACAGCTACCTCGTTGTTGATTCAGAGGGAAATGATTTCTCTGGCTTTATGTATCCCACAGCAAAGAAAAAAGCTGTAGATAAAGGTCATGCTCTGATGGTCGCTGAAACAAATACAGGGAAGCTTTATTGGAAATCTGTTCCATCTGATATGTTTGTTGTAGAACCAGATGAACCGGTTATCGTCTCTGATGAGCATCAGAATACATTAGATTTCATTCACAATTCATATAAATTAAAGCCTGAAGGTTTGTTTATGAATGAATTGAAATGGAAATATCTCATTAGATCAGCGGTTCGTGGAAAGAATATCATGATGACCGGTATGGCTGGATCAGGTAAAACAATGGCAGCTAAATCGTTAATGTCCGCTCTCGATGATCGCCCCTCATATTTTTTTAACCTCGGTGCTACTCAAGATCCAAGAGCGACTCTGATTGGAAATACACATTTCAGCCCTGAGTCGGGAACTTATTTCGATGAGTCATCTTTTGTTAAAGCTATTAGAACTTCTAATGCAATCATTCTGTTAGATGAGTTAACAAGAGCACACCCCGATGCCTGGAACATTTTAATGACTGTCCTGGATTACGGGCAACGTTATCTTCGGTTGGATGAAAAGAAAGATTCTGAAACTGTTATGGTAGCTGATGGTGTTACATTTGTTGCTACTGCGAATATCGGAAACGAATATACAGCCACAAGATCCTTAGATCGTGCGATGAGAGATCGTTTCACAATCATCGAAATGGACTTACTCACTGATACTGAGGAACATGGATTATTGAAATATATGTTCCCTAACGTCGCTTCTAAAGCATTAGAAAATGTATCAAAGATTGCTCATTTAACCAGAGTCGAATCTAATAGTGAAAATCCACGAATCGAATCTGGGATTAGTACTCGTACCTCAGTTGAATTAGCTGGATTACTTTATGATGGGTTTGCTTTAGTTGATGCGGCTGAGATTACAATTTATCCTCAGTATGATAATTCAGGTGGAGTCGATTCTGAAAGAACATTTGTTAAACAGATTATTCAGAAATTCATCAATGATGAATCAAGTGATGAATTATTTACTGAGAATGATATGAACACGGCTTCAAATCCCTTCTAAATAAATAATAAACTGTAATGTGGTGGGTGGGGGGAAAATATTTTTTGAAAATACAAAATAAATTGATTGTTTCAGAAACTATATTCATATATATAAACAGAGCGTAGTGAGAGAAGTAACAAAAAAAATAAATAATAATTAAATTAAAAAAATAAATAATAATTAAATTAAAAAATAGTTATAAAAAAATAAATTGAAAAAAAAGAATATATCATATCTTAGTTCAGAATTTATAAATAATTTAGTCTATAAGTATGGCTTCGACAAAAATACATTAATGGGTGGGGATTTATCAGGAGCAAAAAAAGAAGCTATGGAACTTACAGAGAATCATAAATTTATAAACCCGAAACACAAACTTACTATTGTTACTGCCATTAAAAGAAGTTATACTATGGTAGAATTATACACAGCATTATTTAATATAATGCATGCCAAGACAAACCCAGAAGAAAAAATATCTAACATTTTATGAAAATAATCCTTGCCTTGCATTGGATTTATTTGTATATTTAAGTGTAATGAGAAGTGCAATGAAAAGGAAAAAAATGGAAAATAATTATTCGAAATTTTGGATTGGAGATAATTCTTCTTTGGTTGATGATTTTCTCGGTACATCTAAAAAATCATATAAAAAAGATTTGGTCGCTATCGCGAGTTATAAACGCGCTATTAGTAATTTTGTTAATATTGTTACAGGGAAAAATATTCCAGTAAAATTCGCCAGCAAGGGGATTAGCTTTACAGATAATAAAACAGTTACTATCGGCTCTAATTTAAATGATAAAACTTTTGATGTGGCTGTTGGATTAGCTTTACATGAATCGTCACATATTTTATTATCAGATTTTAATTTATTGAAAATGATAAGACATAATATTCCTGATGAGATATTTCGTTTAGGTGAGCAAAAACATCTTTTATATAATGGGGTGTTAAAACTAACAAAAACCATATTGAATTATGTCGAGGATCGTAGAGTTGATCAATATGTCTTCAAGACTTCACCTGGATATAAAGGTTATTACCATTCAATGTATAATAAATATTTTTATAGCAAAGATATTGATAATGGTTTAATAAGTTCTGAAATGAGAACAGAGGATATCAAGAGTTACTTATTCAGAATAATCAATCTTCATAATCCCAAAAGTCAATTAAATGCATTGAGGGGTTTAAAAGAAATTTATCATGTCATCGATTTTATGAACATTGATAGATTAGAGAATACGAAAGACAGTCTTAATGTTGCGTTAAAAGTAGTTAAAATAATTTTAGAGAATATTTCAAAGAGTACATCGGATGATGAGAATGTTACCACCACCAATAGCTCATCGATGGATACAAATGGTAATAGCTCATCGGATGATGAGAATGATGATGGTATAGAAACTAAAGAATTATCTGATAGGCAGAAAAGGTTACTAAAAAAAGCTTTTGATAGACAGGAGAATTTCTTAGATGAGGGACCCAAAAAAACAAGTATTACTAAATCTGAAAATCGTAAAGTTGAAGCATTGGATAATTCGGAAGCCACGTATAAAGATGTGGGCAAAAATGCAGGGATTGTTGATAATCAAGATATTAAATGTCTTGTAATAAAAAAATTCAATAGAAGATTAGTGGAATCTGAAATGTTTTATATAGCAGACAAAAGAAATGAAAAGTGGTATTCAAAGAGATATAATTTTGTTGAAAATGGACTTAGATTAGGAAAAACACTCGGCAGAAAATTAAAAATTAGAGGTGAGGAAACTTCATTAAAATATACTAGAAAGGATTCCGGAAAAATTGATAAGAGATTAATTTCAGAATTGGGCTTCGGGAATTCAAATATTTTTAGCCAGTCGTTTGTTACAAAATTCAATAAAGCCTATCTTCATATTTCAGTCGATGCATCAAGCTCCATGAGTGGAAATAAATGGAATAAAGCGATGACATCAGCGATCGCTATGATTAAAGCATGCGACATGGCTGGTAACATTGAAGTAGTGGTTTCAGTTAGGACAACTCATTCAACTCATCAGGAATGCATTCCGTTGATAATGGTTGTTTACGATTCAAGAAAAGATAAGATTTCAAAGATTAATTCCCTATTCCGCTCTCTTGATGCAACGGGAACTACACCCGAAGGTTTGTGCTTTGAAGCAATCATGAATGATTTAATCCCCGGCAATTCAAATACAGATAGTTATTTTATTAACTATTCTGACGGTCAGCCGTATTTTTCCAGTGGGTCGAGCAGATATAGGTATGCTGGATGGAGATCTGTTAAGCATACAAAGGATATGGTAAATAAAATGAAAATGAGGGGATTAAAAGTACTGAGTTATTATATTTCAGGAAGTAATCATGTAGATAAATATTCAGGGGGAAACTTTAAAGAAATGTATGGGCAAGATGCAAGTTTTATTTCACCCGTAAATATGATGAGTGTAGCGAAAACGATGAACAAAAAATTTCTTAAGAAGTAAAAAATAAATCAATTGTTTTAAAAATTAATACATATTTATATATGATAGAGGAGCATAGCTCAAAAGAGGATGCTCCTGTTGGACTAAAATAGTAAACATAATATAGGAGAACTAAAATGACAAAAGTTGCATTCAGGCACAACCTACCCACTTTCTTTAACCGAGATGAGTTTCTCACTCCATTTGATCGTATGTTCGATAAGGTAATGGAAGCTCAATTTCCTAATTTCACCAATGAATTTGGCGTTAAGGTATTCGAAGGTAATGCTTACCCGAAAGTCAATATCTACGACTTTGATGATAAAATTGGTATCATTGCTGAAATTCCTGGACTATCAAAAAAACAAGTTAGTATCGAAGTTGAGGATGGCATCTTAACAATTTCTGGTGATAAGCATAATGTAATGGATGATAATAAAGCTAAAGTTATCAAACGAGAACTGAAACAATCATCATTCAAAAGATCATTTGAATTAAGTGATTCATTAGATTCAGAAAATGTTACAGCTAATTTCGAAGATGGAATTCTTTCCGTTAATATACCGAAAAAAGAACCTGAAAAGCCGAAAAAGAAATTTGTAAAAATTTCATAGTATCAAATGGAAAAGATTGTCACCGTAGATGATAATCGTTACATAATACTTGGAACGGTATCGGCTAATGAAAGTTATAATCCTGAAGAAATTAAAAGGCAGTGGAGCGCTGATACCGTTCTAAGGAATGGTGATAAGCTATATATAGCAAAGAATATAATTAATGCAGAATTTGAAGATATTAAATAATAATAATGGTTGCCCTCAATAGGAATTTGTTTGTATATTAAAATACAAAGGATAAACAATAATAATAAACAATGAAGAAAAAAAAGAAACAGAAATATCTAAGTTACACTGAAAAGGGTGTTAGGTATTTACAATGTAAGAGGTGTAAGCAATACCACCCAGTATCAAATAATAAAGTAGTTGCTGTACTTTGCTCACGGTGTACTAACTTTTTGGTCCCGCCAGATAAAATAACATCACAGTATGTTCCGTCAGGGAAACCAGCTGGCTGGCACTTTATGAAAGAATTCGTTGATAAGGACGGGAGAGTTTTTCATAGAGGAAAGGAACAGCCTAAACTAAAAGGAACACTTTCACCTACTAAAATCAAACCAAAAAAGAAAACTAAGCGAAGATCGAAGGAAGAAATCCTTGTCGATAGATATAAGAAGAAAAAGAAAGCTCAAAAGAAAAATAAATCTAAAATAGTTTCTGCATATGAAATAAGGTGTTCTAAGTGCAAAGAGATTAAGAAAACTCCAAAAGCAAGGAAAGAAAAACTGGTTCAGGAAGCCGGTAGCTTAGCTAAATTAGAAAAGACATATCTATGTAGAAAATGTAAAGGGGAGCTAAAGAAATGATATTAAAAAATTCTAACTTTAAAAGGATATCAAATAAACAAAGTGAAAATGTTTCTATGGAGGGGGGCGAGGATTTAGCAGTAAAGTTATTTAATGAATTAACATCAACTAAACGAGGAGTAGGATTAGCAGCAGTACAGATAGGATATCTGAAAAACGTATGTGTTGTTAATGTAAAGAAACCTATTTATTTCATTAACCCTAAAATCATAGATTCGAGTGGTGAAATTGGATATATGGAAAGCTGCTTATCATTTCCAGGAAAAAATGTAAGAACGATTCGATATAAAAGTATAACAGTAGAAGCTGATAACTTCGATGAGCCAATTACATATGAAGTTGGAGATGAGCTTGATACTTTAGAATGTGTTGCTATTCAACATGAAATTGGACACTGTAATGGCAAGACGATATTTGATGTTCGCCATAAGATTGAACCAATTAAATCCGGACCTAAATACAGAAGAAATGAAATAGTGAAAGTAAAAAACAATATTACAGGAGAAGTTGAAGTAATAAAATACAAGAAAGTTATGAATGATTTGGGTAATGATAAAACGTGGATGGTTTTAGATTAAATGATATTTATTATAG